CGTATCAATTCGTCGGCGCTCGACGTTTGTCGCGTTCCATGCATTTTTACTGGTTGCGGCATACCGCACGAGTGTTTTGGGGCTCATCGCCCGGACCATGAGCGTGTGCGGCGGAGTCATGATACTTCAGAATGATAATTTATTTCCGGGAGACCACGACCGTCGCAAGCACCACCATGACGACCGACAGAATCATGTACCAGTAGATGAAATTATCGCGCCAGTCATCCTCTGTGGCGCACGTGCATGCGTTACGGTTCAGCATGGGTATGTACGACAGCACAGAATACAGGTTGACCAGGCCGGCCAGGGCGATCGTCATCATCACAACGGGTGGCAGACGGAACTTGGCGAGCGCCACGAGAAGGACAGCCACGCCGGTGAACGAATAATACTTTATGAAATCGCGACGCCAATCCTTGGAGCAGTTGCACTGGCGCTCGAGCTTGAAAATCCAAGATAGGACGATGCTCTGGAACGCAAGACCTATTGTTGCCGGCACAAATACGTTCATTTTTTAATAAGGAACCACAAAATAATTCCTGCAATCTGTGCTATAGAAATCCAGTACATAACATCACGTTGGCGCGCCACCGAGCATTCACATGCAGAAGAGCGCAGTTGACCTGTGTACGTCACGACAATGAAAGGCGTCAGGACCGACACGGCCGTCACGAGTTTCATCGATGGCGTAATGTTCAGGAGGGTCAAGAACATCAAAGACATCATGGCGACAAAAAAGTATTGGAGGTACTGGCGTCGCCAGTCATCCCGGGCGCACTCGCACTCTTTCATGTCCAGGAGCCACCGAAGGGCGTATGAATACCATGTGAAAAAAACAAGAAACAGGCCGAGCTTCAATGGGCCATTCATATTATTTTATTGACATATACTAAAAATGATGCTGCTGAAAGCTTTCGCGTTCATTGCCGTTTCTCACCCGGCCACCTACCGCACGACCCGTGACCTGCTCGGCTCCTGGGTGGCGACCCAGGAAGGCCTGCCAAAGACCGGTGGCCTGGTCCTGCACTCCATCGTGTTCCTGCTGGTTCTGAGCCTGTTTTACATGCTGATGCGTCGTATGAGCTATTCGCGTATCGAGCAGACTATGTAAATAAAGAAACGAAACATATAGAGAGTGGGGAAGAAGGTTCCTCACGGCCCTCATCTTGGCGCAGTGGTAGCGCAGTGGATTGTAGCTCCATAGGTCAAGTGTTCGAATCACTTAGATGAGAGTTCTCCTATAGCTCAGTTGGTAGAGCGTCAGACTGTTAAGGTGAATGATTTCACCGCTTCGCTATCTGAATGTCGTAGGTTCGAAACCTACTGGGAGAGTATGATGAATCACATGTCATGATTCATCATACTCTATACAAAAATCTAGTATCCTTTTAAATATGAAATCTTTGGCCCTCTTGACCCTCGAGGCTCTCATTGTCGGTGCGCTTCTCGTGCTTGTCTTTATGGGCGTGAGCCGGTACATGTCAGCGGTCCCAGCCGTGTTTGTGAGCGGGGCGGTGTTTCATCTGCTTTGTGAAGCCACCGGTGTGAATGCATGGTATGCCAGAAACTATTTGTAGTTTTTCATGAGCCATTCGTAGCTTTTCCCTTCTGGATGGTGAACAACCGCATTCTCCACCTGATTTCTGGTCGGGCCTGGACCTGGACGTTTTGACTTGACATGAGCTTGTTGCGCCAAACCCAACGCGGTATTAATTACTGCCGGAGTATGGGCCGGGGTGTTGAACTGTCCTGATTTATATACAGCATTCACGGCTTTGGTGGCGAGTTTTTCATTTCTCGAAGACATGTGTATTATATGTAAATAAAAAAACCAACCGTGTGTCTGCTATGTACCTACGAACGATTCAGGCGAGCGCACTGAAGACCATCTTCGAGGTTCTGAAGGATATCATCAACGATGTGAATGTTTATTTCGAACCGACCGGTATCAAGATTCTGACGCTCGATACCGCACGCGTGACACTGATTCACATGTCGATGCCGGCTGAAAATTTTGAAGAGTATGAGTGTCCGAGTGAAATCATCGCCGGGCTCAACATGGCCAACACGTACAAGCTTCTCAAGTCGGTGACGTCGAACGACAGCCTGACGTTCCGAATTCATGATCGAGACGTTCTCGAAATTGATATCGAAAACACGGTGAAGCACTCCAAGACGTCGTTCAAACTGAAGCTGATGGACATTAATGAGGATATTCTCGAGGTGCCCGAGATTCAGATGAACCTCGTGACGACCGTGCCGTCGGTTGACTTTCAGCGCATCACACGTGACATGGCCAACCTGTCTTCGAACATGTCAATCTTTCGTCATGGAAGTACTCTCGAGCTGAGCTGTCAAGGTGATTTTGCAGACCAGACGACCATCATGGAGTGCAACTCGGGTGACACACCTACTCGTATCGGAAATGTATTTTCGCTCAAGTACATTAACATGTTTACCAAGGCGACCAACTTGTGCGCAAGTATACAGATTCTCCAGGATTCTGAAAACTCTGAGATGCCAATTGTGTTTCGGTATTCGATTGCAAATCTTGGAGATGTTCAATTTTTCTTGGCACCAAAAGTTGACGTCTAAAGAAAATAAGACCTAAATTAGAATGGAACGACGACTTTATGAAAAAATTAAAAATTTAGAAAAATCGGGCGGTGACGTGGGTGAATATATCGCGACATGCATCCCGTACATTCGTGAATACACAACCGACCGGCCCGGTGGGGTTGCCCGGAAGGACATTTATGAGTCGTACATGCGTGACATTGAACAAGAAGCGGTGTCGTTCGAAAAGAATCCCGGACCGTGTCATCAGACACCGTGTCCCGGCTGTGGGACATGGTTTAACCGTACGGTCGAAGCTTCGACGAGCGATAACATATGTAAAAACTGTGGAATGGTCGAATATGTCCTCTGTGAAGAACGTGGTTTTAAAGAAGAACAAGAGATGGATCGAAATGTCGTCTATTCGTACAAGCGCGAAAATCATTTCAACGAATGGGTCGCCCAATTTCAAGCCAAAGAGTCGACAAGTGTCCCTGATGACGTCATTCAACAGTTAAGGTTAGAATTTAAAAAACAAAAAATAAATAAAAGTACAGAAATCACACATTTAAAAGTTCGAGAACTTTTAAAGAAATTGGGTCTCAACAAGTATTACGAACACGCACCGTACATTACCACCATCCTCAACGGCGTCAAGCCTCCCACAATGCCTCAGCCGCTCGAGGATCGTCTTCGGCTCATGTTTGGTCAGATTCAAAAACCATTCGAAAAACATTGTCCGGAAGATCGAAAGAATTTCTTGTCGTACAGTTTTGTCCTCTACAAGTTTTGTGAACTTTTGGGCGAAGATGAATACTTGCCATGTTTTCCGTTGCTTAAATCCAAAGATAAACTGTACCGCCAGGACCAAATTTGGAAACTCATATGTACGGAACTCAAGTGGGAATTTATTGCGACATCAAATAGTGTATGAGACGTGCTCAATTTCGGGTTCAGTCGCCATGGCTGTCGGGAAATTAATCAGAAGCGCTTCACTGAGTCCGAGCAACTTGAGGTACAACCGGGTTTGGACTCGGTGTTCATCCTTGATGGCCCGGACAGACTTGAGCTCGACAATCAGGCGTTGGTCGACAATGAGATCCGCTCGCATATTTCCAAGCGTGTGACCCTCGAATGTAATCGGGATGACACGCTCGGTTTCATAGGGAATAAAACTTTTTCGGAGACAAACTTCCATGGCATTGTGATAGACGCGTTCAGAAAATCCAGGTCCCATATCTTCCCAGATTCGTCGCGCGAACGTACCGATGAGTGCTCGAGCCATACATGTACAAGCGTGTCATTGTTTAGATGCAAGTTTTTTAAGATTATGTCTCCCCGGTACAAACTTGAAATGGTTTTCTCCCGCATTCTTATTATTCAACGCACCGAGTTTTTTCATTATTTTATATGAACCAGAATTCTTTCCACCGACTGAATATTGGTAAAGAGGCATGTTAGCCTTGAGAGCCGCAAGTACGGCAAGGGCCCTTATTTTTGTACCATAATTCTTTTTTCGTTCACCTGGTATTGTATACCCCCATGCGATTTCGACACCATTATATAAACGGTGTAAAGTCAACTCAGCCTTTTTATTTACACGAATCAGGCGAAGATTCATCGAGTTTCCACTCTGTGGTGCCAAATACAAATGATGATTTGCATTGTACACTTTCAAATTGTAGTTGGGTGTTAATAAAGACCTAAGCGATTTGTAATATTTTTTCATTTGGTTACTTTCAGCCATATTTATATCTGAGATATTTATAGTAAGTATGACGTTTCTCGTCTACGCAGATTCAACCCAGCGCGACGTGGCATTGTATCCGGCCGGAAACGTGTTCACACTCCATCTGACCAATCCGATTCGAAACGTCACAAAAGTTGACCTCGTGTCGGCCGTCATTCCAAACACCTTGTACAACTTGACAAACGGTGCCAACGTCATTGCAATCAACGGCACGTCAAACGTGTCACTCAGTCCAGGATTTTATTCGACATGTTCACTCGTGTCTGCATTCAACTCGTCGCTTCAGGTGGCTGCCGCGACCGCCAAGATGGACTACCTCTCGGCCGAGGGACGGTTCATATTCTACGGTTCGCTCACGAGCGTCTTGCCACGAACGACCGAGATTGCAACCATTCTTGGACTTCCGGTCGGTGTGGCTACCACTTCGTCAACCGTGGCATCAAACCCAGTCTACGCAAATCATACAACGTACGGAACAGCCGCAAACTACGTGAAATCGGCCGTCGTCGTGGATCTGAATCTCAACGAGCACATATGGCTCGACATTGCCGAATTTCGCACACCGACGACGCTCGACGCTCGACGTCTGGTATCGTCGAGCAACGTCCGGACGACGCTCAGTAACACGGCCGCGACGTCCTTTGCGATCATTCCGCTGGATGTGCCGAGCGGAAGCATCAAATCATTCAAAGAGTTTACAGACTATACAATGTCGATCGAGTTTCCGTCGCGGCTCGATTCACTCGAACGCCTAACGGTTCGGTGGCTCGACCGGAGCGGCGTTCCGCTCGTGTTTAACGGGCTCGAAACCAACTCTTTTACGTTACGGGTACACACGGTGAACGTGCCGATTGTACCTGAACGGCCTGAAAGTCTGCCGGCGCCTGTCGTGGACACCGAACGGACTAAAATATTTATGGGCGCAATCGCTGCGCTTGTTTTGGGACTCATACTGATACTCATGCGAAAACGTCAGTAGACGCGACCGCAAAGCCCTTGACCGTCTTCTGGTCAACATCAGCCTGGGCGCGAACCGGCGGGCGAGACATACCCCAAAGCATATACATGAGCAGGAGGGCCAGGAGGAACAACAAAAACATATGAATCGTCTTCATTTAATGTAAGGTTACAAAATTACTTGTAATCAAAACTGTACCTATAACACCTATAAAGACCAAAAGTAAACGAGACTGTTTTTGCCTCCGGGGTGGAGAATACATGACCGGCACTGGCACTATAACGTGCTGAGGCTCGACTGCGTGTACTGGAACTGGAAGGTCGGAACGGCACATTGGACACTTGAGCGTATAACATTGAATGTGAACCATCTTTTTGCAACATCCAAGATGAACCACTGTCCCGGTCAACAATTCGAGACAGACTGGACACTCTTCCATGTTACTTACCCATCATAAATGGAGGGGGGTCGCGTGGCTTGTCCGACGGGCTCGGAACCTTGATCCACGACACCTGACGGAAGAACATCATGTATGCGACAATCGCCGCCAGAAGGTACAGGAGTATATCGCGCTGCTGCATTATTACTTTTACATCAGACTTTTTCTGACCCAGTTGCGGTTCGCGAGGTACATGTGGGATGCGCGCGGAATGGTCCGCCGAGTATACACGGCAATCAAACCCAGCCGACGCATCACGGACAGTGCAGAGTTTGCCCGGGCGGCGCGAGTCAGCGCCTGGTGACGAACCGTATTGGGCGCACTGGTCGAATACCCATAGACGGACAGCGCACCGGCACGCATGGCCGGCAGGGTCTTGGGGCCCTTGCCTGGCAAACCGGTGTTGCGCACACGGGATGGACTGACACGGACCGATTTAGCGCGTTGGTACCGCGTGTACGCCTTGTGGTTTGGGCTCGCCGGAACGCGAATCGTCATGGCACGGCGGTGGGCCGTGTAGCCTGAACGAAGAATGGTAGGCATTCGTATTATACGTTTATAAAAAAGTATTCCATTTCAAGTCCGATGAAAACTAGCCAATGCCTTTTTGAACATTGCACCACCTTCGTTCCCTTTGTTCTTGTTAGAAGGTCTGTATATACGTGCTAGTAAAGTGGTGCTTATGATTTTTCCCGCTTTATTTCTTTTAAGAATAGTGTTCATGAGTTGGTTATTCGGATGAAACTTGGTATAGTATGCACCGAGTGTAACACGTGAGTTTATGGCTCCTCCACTTGAACTAGATGTAGCCCCAAGGGGCTGATATTTTACGTAAAGGTTCGTTACGTTCGGGGTGGGTCCACGCTTAACTCTCGAGAAGTTCACGTGGTTTACCTTTTGCCAATTCCACTGATATTTAGGTCCTCTTACATAGCCATTACCTGTGGTAGGTAGTCCCACAATTTCGCGATACTTTCTAGCTGTTTTATTGTATTTGTTCATCAATGGTTTACGTTCATTGTACACAATCCGCATGGCATTACGTATGTTTCTCATGTAGTTTGCATTCGTGTACGTGTTCTTGTTCACTCGACCGTTTACGAATTTCATATTCCCCTGTGACGCCATTTTGTGACGCTTGTGAAGATTTTCAAATTGACGGGTCTTTGTGTTAATTTGGTTCGCAAGCACCTGCAGTTTGGTTACCATTTCACTCAGAGTCTTCATTATAAAAGGTGTAGATATAAAAAAGTGAGGCGTCGGAACAACAAAGATGATTATCGCCGACTTTGAATCGACAATCCAGGGGTTTGTCCACTCGGTGAGCTACATGCCAGTATCATTTACGGTTGAAAAGGGCTGGAAAAGTCGCGGCCGAGGTTCGACGCCTGTATATTCTCGGGCGGCTCGTGTAACGCACGGTCCGCTCACGACGATTATCATCCGGGATGTCATTTTGGACGCATCCGTACGCGAGATGGACGACGTCCAAAAGAAACTGGCCAAGACGTATCTGGATGCTGCCGAACTCGGACAGTCTGAAATTCTCATCATGGATTTCAAGGATGCGCTCGAGAAGTTTCTCGGTGACGTGGTGGCCGACGACGGAACGTGGCTCGGACACGCAATCGACCGCGATGTCGAGTTTCTCAGCAAGACGGACCAGCGTCTGAAGACTGGGATTTTCACAAAGGATCCGATAGCCTACCCGAACACGTGTTGTCGTCTGACAAACTGGTCTCGGGTATCTCGTGTGTGCACACAGCGAATTCTGACGTGCCGCTGTCCTCGGTTTTGGGAGGCGTACACGGCCGCAGGAAACTCGTCGTCTCGTTTGTGTCATCTGGCGGAGTTTGTAGGCTGTCCGGAGCAGCGTCACACTCCGGCCAGGGATGTGATGGATCTGTACACTGTTCTGGCTCGGGCGTACGAGTACGACACGTTTCAAACCGAGGAGGGTTGTTCTTACATGATATGTAAGCCTGTACGAACATACGAATCTTCACATCAGACGACATTTTAAAATCGAAAATATTATCAACGTCGACAACCACGGTTGGGTATTGAGGATACTTGTGCCGAAGATGCATGGCCGAATTGATAATCTGGATCGCATACGTTTTGAGGTCTTTTAAATTTGTTTCAATGCCACATTTGTTCATACGAATGACGCATACAGAATCTTGTCCGATAAAGGGTCCGCACGGACTTTCCTCGAGCGTTCCGCCGTCGATGTAGTGCCACGGTCCGTATTTGAAAGATGCGAATAAAAATGGAACCGATATAGACATGGTGATTGCGTCGAGCACGGACATGTTCGGCGACGTGTCAACCGAAAAGTAGTGCGTCGTCGACAGTTCGATACAACACGCCGCGACATGTAGCCGGACCGGCCAGTGAGCATACAGTTCTGCAAACGTCACATCATCCTTGCCCAAGAATTCATTGACGAGATTTTTGAAAATCTTTCGAATCTTGGTAGTTCCGACGAGCCCGAACGATTTGATGAGCGTTTTGATAATCGGTTTTATAAGGTGACCGACTGGTACGTCTATACTGTTTTTTATGACATGTAACATATCACCTTTCGTCAGGATGTACAACAGAGCCAAAATGGAACCGGCCGAAGAACCGGAAATGTCTTCGAGGTCGTTGAGTGCACCGATATCTTTCAATGCACTGAGCGCACCCGCAAACGCAAAGTAGGCCATCGCACCTGGTCCGATAACCAGGCGCTTCATCTATGTTTTAGAGTAAAAATAAGGGGACGTATCGTACGCACCTCTAGTACGCCTGAGGGAAGGTGCCACGCAGAGTCGCAAACACAATGGCAAACACCAGCGCGTGGACGCCAACCGCCGGCAGGGAGCTCTGGGCCGAGCGGAACACACCTGCGGAGCCGGGGGGCAGGGTCAGCAGCACACCTGGGGTCAGCAGCACAAACAGCAGAGCCGGCACAACCAAATCAGCCGGCTTCAGGGACACCTGGAGCACGAAGCGGGCCAGCATGTAGTACACCAGCGCAAGCACCAGGGCGTGCACCACCACAGTCTGGATGCCGTAGTAGCCAGTGCCTGGCAGCAGACTCAGGGAAGGCAAGGCCAGCAGCAGACCAGGGGTCAGCAGGGCAAACAGGACTGCGGGCGTAAGAACCTTGGGACCAGTGATGTCAATCGGCATTTAGTATCTACAAAGAGAAAAAACGGACAAACTCGCAAAAGTTATTGAAGCTGGCGGTCGTCAACAGGGTGTTGTTCATGCCCCTGTCCTGAAGGTAGGTCCGAAGGCTCATCCACATATTCAAAAGATCCTCACTGTGCCAATCCTCCCACGATTGGGGATCCAGAATGAGCTCTTGGTCATCCGACTCGTCGACATCCTGGGGCTCGAACGCATCCTCGGCGTACAGGACATCATCGCGGTACTCATTGTTCAGGCCCATTTTCTTACAGAAAGAGTGTCTGTCTCCTTTAGGGGTGCGGCGTCGAGGATCGCCTGGAAAGCGCCTTCGACTTGTGTTTCGTTACCACCAAAAAACGAACGAAGGCCGTCGATGATTACTTGTCTGGTTATACTACCACGGCTGCTTTTAGATGAAAGTGAAACCTTCTTGTCCTGGATCTTCACCTCCACCTTTTCACCTTCGGTCGATTGGTTTTTCATAAAGGTCTGAACAAACACTTTGAGTTCCTTCTCGCGTTTGTTCAGAACGCTAATATCAGCCCGAGCCGCCTTGAGCTGGGTCTTGAGCTGGAGCCATTCCGTCATAACTTCTTTAATTTCAGAGGTCATGATTACTTTTTATATATGTGTTTTCTTTAGGCGCTTACTTGTACTCGTTCTGGATCTCAAACTTGGGACGCATGGTATCCGGGGGGATGGTCGACAGGTTAAAGATGCTCACTGGGTCACGAGGGTTGATGGGCTCGGAGCGAACGTCACGGTTGGCGTTGCGCAGGTTGCCGCCCAGCGTCTCGGGGAAACCAATCTGGGCACGGGGGTCCAGGAAGCTCTGGCCGGCCAGAATGGCATCCGGGCTGAACTGACCAAAGTCCTCGGTCGTCACCACCTCCTTGGGGATCAGGCCGACGTTGGGGTCGGTCGGCGTCTGACCAATTTTAAAGGAGCCGCCGTCGCCGCCACCGGTGAACGACGCAAACATACCGTCAGACACCGCGCTGCCGGGCATAAGACCTGAAGGACCGTCGTTCAAAGAACCACCCTGAGAAATCATGGGACCGCTGGTAGGGGCCAGCGCCTGAGAAGCCGGGGCGGCCTCGAAACCGCTACGCTGGGGCATCAACAACATGAACGCAATCAGGGCCAGCAGAATCAAAATTGCGAGACCTTTACCGTCCATATTTATAATGGACCGCGACTTTTTTTACAGGTCGACATCGTCCTCATCCTCGTCCGCTGGGTCATCCTTGAAAAGATATTCCCGAGGAAACCGAGCCTTGGGGGTGCCCTTGATACGGACCTGGATCACCTTCCATACTGGCTCAAACGCCCGCTTGGTAAACACCAGACCGGTCAACTCAAGCCAGGTATCAACCGTCACGGTACCAGACAGTGAATCAAACTCCACCTGGTTCTTCTGGGTGTCGTAGACGGTCGTCACCACCTGACCCTTGATTGTCGCAAGGGACGCCGACAGCTCATTCTCGGGATTGACGCTCTTCTGGTAAGCAGCCACAACAGTATCATCCGAAATTTCCTTGCCAAACCAGTTCACCTTGGAGTCTTTCGCCTGAGTCAGGATGTGCTCATCAATCTCCGAGAAAAGAGTCATGTCGCCTGGGACAACCAGGTTCACCTCGCCGCCATCCCCGATGGTCAGCTTGAGACCATTCACCTGGTGCATCACACGACCACCATCCTCATTGGTCACCTTCAGGAAGTACCGACCGTCTGCAAGCTTGGCCGGCTGAGCATACTGCATTTCTGTCCTGAAAACATTTCAAACCTCTAAGTAATGGCAGGGACCATATGTGGTTCACAGTACACTGGGAAAGGCTGTGAGTGTCGACTGCAGGTGACACCCGGTAACACCCCAGCCACAGGCGAGGCATCAAACCCGGCGCGCATTTGTTCGTTCGTCGAATACGGTGTACAGTACCCGTGTGACCCTGGATGTTGCCCGACCGACTGTTCAAAAACTGAAACTGAAACTGAAGAAGACTCGACATCAGAATCATCTTTTTTGAAAAAGTACTGGTGGATCATTTTGATTGGAATTTTGTTTGGGCTTATGGTTATCGGATCGTTTGTATACAGATCGACACGTAAAAAATAGATGTACCAAGTAATGGACGTCTCGAAGACGATAGCGTATCTCAGGGACACGACCGTATACGGACGTGTCAAAATGTGGCACGTTGTTCTATTCATGACACTCGGACCCACGTTGACATGGCCGATGCTTCTCATTTTGATGGCTGTTTTCATGTATGAAAACCGAAACATAGTTAAAGACTTTCGTGATATATTCAGTATCAATGGAGGCAACCAAGGAAATGTTTCTGGAGCTGCAGGCGGAAATCAAGGCTCTGCGCAAGGACCTGCGCAAGGTGAAGTCGCTGCTAGAGGACCCGACGGGGGAGAAGTCGAAGGCGCGAGCTTCGAACAACGGTTTCAACAAGCCTTTGGAGGTTTCTGAGAAGCTGCGGGCCTTTCTGAGTCTGGCGGCTGACGAGAAGATTTCTCGCTCCCAGGTGACCAAGCGCATCAACGAGTATGTGACGGCCAAGAACCTGAAGGCTGGTCAGGTGATTACCCTGGATGAGACCCTGAAGGACCTCCTGAACCCCCCAGAGGGTACCAACGTCACCTTTCTGAACATCCAGAAGTACATTAACCACCACTACATCAAGCCGGCTGCCGAGCCCAAGCCGGCTGCCGAGCCCAAGCCGGTTGCGGACGCGGCTGGTCCGAGCAAGAAGCCACCGGTGAAGAAGAAGTAAGTGGTATAAAACTTACGACATACAAAATAAGAAATGCTCAACCCTCCGTGTAATCAATGTAAATTCTATGTACCGAGTGTAAATCCAAAGTTGTCCGGATACTGCACTCGTTTCATAGCTATGCGACCCGAGCAAAAGACACCCCCGTACGAGTTTACATTTATTGCTCGCATGAATCACGATATGTGTGGCGACGACGGTCGACTGTTTGAAAAAACGGACGATGATAAAAAAATGACTTGATTAATTTCAATATGTACGATTTTTTACTGGGTTTGATTCTAGGTGTGGTGAGTACTCGTGTACTTTCAAAGAAAAAAGTGCAAAGTGTGAGCGTTCAGGTTGACGAACCGCCGATTGTACACACTGCACCCATTCCCATATCGCGTCGGGTTTTTGTGCCCGGTGCGCTTTCAAATTTTTGGGGAAAAGATTCTTGATGTTGAGTATGACGAAAGAGGTGATACACGTCAGACGCGCCGCGCCGCCGCACAAGTGGCGTGCGACGTTTCCGGACGGAAGATCGGTCAACTTTGGTCTTCGTGGATACTCGGATTACACTATTCACAAAGATCACAGTCGTATGTTGCGTTACCTGACACGTCACGTCAAGCGTGAAAATTGGAGCCCGTCAGGCCGTTACAAGGCGGGGTTTTGGTCCAGGTGGCTTTTATGGTCGAAGCCGTCGCTGAACGGTGCGGCGAGTCAGACGGAGCGCGTCCTCGGCGGAAAGTATCGGATAAAGATAAATGCGTTGGCCCGCTAGATATTTCAGTGGACTCAGTCCAGCTATGAAAGCCCGGCGCCAAAAGGAACTTTTGAAAAGACGTGTCGTCCCGTACAGTAAGTTGCGCATGGGTGCGACGGACGCCGGGGGTACTCGTCGTCGGTCCCGATGGACTATGTTGTTCCATAGGACGTATCCGGACCTCAAGTTTAACAAGAATGTGATTGCTCGCCGGACCGGAATCAGTCGTTCGACACTCAACACAGTGTACGACCGAGGACTCAAAGCATGGAAAACGGGCGGCAGCCGTGTCGGCGCGACGGCTCACCAGTGGGCCATCGCCCGTGTGTATAAATTTATCCTCGTTTCCAAACACAAAGCCCCAAAGGCATGGTACGCAACACGGCCCGACCCGGATCAGAACTTGAGGGTCAATAAGAATTGAATGTAATAATATCTCTGAAACACTTGGGAATTGCAAGGCTGATTGGTTTATAAAGTGTTCTGAACACAAAACCTGTGTTGACAATCCGGATTTGTTGAAGAAGTTTATCGTCTTGGGTATAGTCAACCACTTCTTTGACAATTTTCAGAATAACTCTGAACAGTTCCATGTTTGTCAAAGGTACTCGATTCATGTCGATTCGGATAATCATCGATGTTGACTTGTTTCGAATTTCATGAATGAGCGGTTTCAGATCTTCAAGAGAAATTCCCGTGACTGGATAGTCCCTCACGAATAGTGTAACGTAGGCGACCGACTCGTCCCAGTCACATGTAATGAAATTCATATTACATCAGACAAAGAATTTGTGTACATATCACATGGTCTACTGGTACAACCTGTATTCATTTTGGACCGCCGTGATGTGCATATTGTCATACTTTCGTGTAATTCCGTTTTCAGTGATTCCGTCAGTCGTCGCATCGATTTTCGGAACGCTCATGTTTCTTTATATGAAACTGCGCGTCGGCAAACAGATGGGACTCGTGTTTGTCGCTCTTCAGATTGTTCTGCACCTGTTTCCGTTTTTGATTTTGCCGGTACAGTTTACACGCCAGGATGTTCTTGCAAATATTGGCGTCTTTGTGCTCTTCAATATGTGGTTGTTGTCACAGGGCCTGACGTTCATGTCGGTCTACAAAGACATTGTGTACGAAGACGGTCGGTTAACCCTGTACGACTACGCGAAGCGACGTGGTTTCTTGTAGGGTGCACAACTCGCCCGCATCGTGAATCCCTTTATGGGTCCGAGAAGGCACGCGAGTTTTGAAAACTTGCGAGGCAACCTTCTCGTCTTGGGTCCCGAGCAATTACAACTTCTAGGCAAGAAATTCCTCCTCATTGTCAAGGTCCACGGCGTTATCAAACGCCGTCTTTTCAGCATCGCTCAAAAACTTTTTGATCGCCTTTTCGAGTTCTCCAACCGGACCCTCTGCCGCGGCGAGAACGCGAAGTAACTCCGGTACGATGACCCGGTAGGCGTCTACAATCTCGTCCGACTTGTTCTTCTTCTTGAAGAGTTTGTCGAGCATGGTTTTGTGCAGCTCGTTCTTCTCGTCCGGACTCAGTTCGTGGTACGATTCAGCTGCGTACGATGCCTGGTCACGCAAAACAGATGAACCATATTCCTCACCCGCGTCAAAACCGCGAGCAATTTCACTCACGTCGATGCACTCCCATAGAAAGGCACGAGCGTGAGGCGGAACAACGCCATTTTCAAAATATTCTTCAAAAATTTCAGGACCGTACTCGTAGCCGGCAACCGTGATGCCGTCCTCGGTCTGGTCGTAACTCGTGTTCGGGCTCATCTTGTGTTTTTAGGGACGGACACCTTTAAATCCAGGTCGTGATGAGAGCCGCCCATTGCTCGCCACGAAACGTGACGTTCTCTTCACAGTCGTATGATCCACGTATAAAATTCCGCCGGACGTTGTACACGTCACCCTCGTCTTTCACGAAAAAGAACGCCGCCACTTGTCCCACGAGACCCGAATATATATGGTCGTCGCTCCAGCCGATTTCACGAAGTTCATCGTTGTTTAGCCACGTGAATATCATTTAATTTTCAAGTTTCATTCGCCTTAAATACGTAGTAACCTACACCGACGCCCGCACCCACAAGTCTAGTGAGTGCGACCGTTCCGAGAGCCATGCCAAGCTTAATCTATACTTCATCGGAAGCTTCTATCGTTTCATTTCCTTCTTATCATCATCAGAACCCCATCTTTCAATGAGTTCTATTATGTTATGGCCAGGTTCGACGGAACACCATTTCTTAACACGAAGCATCAATTAATTTTGCTTCATTTTTTTGATTGAGTGAGGGGAGGTAAACCCTCTTCACATCTTTCACAAAGATGAGAACGACTGAACCTGTAAGAAATGGATTC